AGATATGCTTGGTCTTTGTGGTGGAGCATCTTTACTACTCTCAACAATGTCCTGTTTAGGACGTGAAGATAATAATGTTGGATTACCAAAGAATGAAAGGTTAGCTCTAATATTTTTAACCATTTCATCATGAGCAACAATCTGATTAGCTATCCAATCAAATTCACCACTACCATCAGTACCAAAAGCATCAGGATTATTAAACACTTCTACACAAGGAATAAACTTCATTGTGTTATCTAATGTCTTCTTATTTATAGTTGTAAAGTCCTGTGGTCCATCAAAACTTAATTCCTGTTCACTGTGTGTTTCTTCAATAGTCTCTGCTGTAATACGAAGACGCATATATCTTTTATCAGTGCTTAATCCAACTTGAGATCCACCAAAACCTCTATTAGCTTTGACCTTATAAGGATAGATAACTATTACTTCTTCAAGTTCTCCTTCTGGTGAATAAAAAGTTCTATATGAATTTTTATCAAACCAATAAAGTCTATATGTTTTTTGAGTAGGACGAATATAAAATAATCCTTTTCCTAAAGCTAAGAAGTGATCCCATATAGAATCTAATCTTGCATCAAGTTGATTAAATTTAATTACTTGTTGTATAAAATCATATCTCTGTTGCCCAAAGTTATCCTGTTCAGGATAGAATTCAACACCCTGACGGATACCAAACATCTTCATCTGTGCTAGATGAGCATGGATAAGCATCGTATCGGTAGCACCAGCCGAGTCACGGCTTATTGCTGCCTTAAGCATTTCATCAAAAATAGAGTTAGTCTGATTCATCTAGGCACTTTTTATTATTTTATTATGCATCAATCTCATAGCCAGGTGCTTGTCGTTTAAAGATAATGTTTTCATCATCAGCTTCAATGTCGAAGCGTTCTCCAGGTTGAAGACCTAGATCGTGACATACTTCATCAGGAAGATTGAATACAGCAGAACCATAAGCGTCTTGCTCTAGTTCAATACCTTTATAGAAAAAATGGGCTATCATGTTAGATACTCTTAATAGTCTAATTCGTCAATACTCTAACTCTAGTTTTCCTCTGGACATTAATCCATTGCATAACCAAACCAGAGCATCAACACAATCATCGTGGGAACTAACTCCGAAATTTACAATCTCATCAGTTAGTGCCTGGAATTTGCGATATTTATTAAATAATATCTTATGTTGCTCAAATAAGCCCATAATTCCCCTAAACCTAGCAACTTTATCTCCTCTGAATCCTTTTACAGGATGCCACAGTAAATTATAAAGTCCCTGTTCCTCTAAACAAATACGTTTAAAGTCTGCTTCTAAGGATGCCTGATAAGCTACTGCTTCAGACCAGATGTCTACAGTACTACCAGTAGGAAAGTATTTATCCTGATCTTTATGAACTATTCCCCATTCCATCATCATTTCCATTATGGCTTCTAACTTTTCTACATTACCCATTATCCTTAATCGTTTACAGTCAATAATGTAAATTTTATCTCCCACTCTGCCACCCATAACAAATACTGTATAGTCATTTCTTTCTCTAATACCTGCAGATAAATCAACACCAACACCTAAACAATCAAACTGTGTTGGTATCTGACCTTTGATAATCAGATCAGGAGAGACAGACATATCACTGGTTCTAACAACTTGATTCTGATATTGAAAACTAAAACTTATTGGTGACTGTCTTCTACGATCATTAAGATAATCAAGTGACCACATCTCTGGCCAGTATGATTTCTCATCACCATGTTCATCAACAGTTACTGCTGATTGTATTATCTGTATCCAATCATTATCAGGAATAAAAGTAGTCTGATGTATATCATCGTGTCTAAATCTTGTACCAAGACATATGGCTCTACCACCTTCAAACATAGTTGGAACAATAACTGAGTTCCAGTTATCTTCCATAGCTACACGAATATCTCTGTTCT